ATTGAAGAAGCAGGAAGAATAAGTCAATTAGAAAAAGATAAACAACAAGCAGATCAAAGGTTGCGAATACAAGAAGCATATACTGTTGGCGTTGCTGGAATTTTAAGTAATTTGAATTCAGCATTTGGTGATATGTATGAAGCAAGCGGAAGAAAACAAAAGGAATGGTTTCACTTGCAGAAAGCAGTCGCTGTCGCGCAAGCAGTAATGGCTACATACGAAGGAGCTACTCAAGCATATAAGTCAATGGCTGGCATCCCTTATGTTGGGCCAGCATTAGGTGCAGCAGCAGCAGCAGTTGCAGTTGCTGCAGGTCTTGCAAAGGTTGCAGTCATTCGTTCACAGAGCTATGCGGAGGGTGGTGTAGTCAAAGGATATTCACCTTCTCCGAAAGCTGATAATATAAAAGCGAATCTTACGGCTGGCGAATATGTTCATCCTGTTGATGTAGTTAAGTACTACGGCATAAAAGGGATGGAAATAATTCGCCAGAAATTAATCCCACCTGAATTGCTATATCAAATAAGTTCTTTTAAAGAAAAGAAAGAATCTATCAAGGAGTCATTTCAAAAGAATTTAGAACGCACGAATGATTTCATGAAGGATTATAGTAAACAGATTCTTGGAATATCTAAAAGGCAATCTGATAAAGTATCTGATAGTTCATTAGTGTCAAAATCTAAAATGACTTCAGTGATTGATAGGTCGATATCTACATCTGCGACTGACCGTACTGCAAGTGATCGGCAAGAAGTTATTGTAACTAAATTATTTGATAAACTTATCTCTGACAAGTCTAGCAATGTTGAGTCTAAAGAAAAACATACTAAGGAGCTAATACAGGATGTTAGAAGAGATAAAGAAATCACTACACGAGATAGAAGAACTGCAAGAGACATTTACCGAGAAAGACAAAGTATCATTGATCGTAGTAAAGTTGAACAGGATACAAGATATACTGACAGAATTAGGACGAGTGATAGAAGTAGTAGTGAAAGGTACGAAAACCAATTAATTGCAAATTCCCTTGTAGTCAAAAAGAAAACCAAAAAGAAAAAATACAAATATTATTCGACTGATGAAAAGCAAGACAGTCAATCGAGAATTCATATTGGAGAAAGCATTAGTGACAGACAATCATTTTTAAATACCGCAATTGAAAGTAGTAAGTTAATAATTGATAAGTCTGTGGTTGACAGATTGACCACTTCGCAATTATTATCGGATAAACTCAGGTCAACATTTGATAAGTCATTTGCGTCAACTGAAGTTAGTAAGGCAATTAGTGAAAAATTTATTCAAAAGCTACAGACAGATAAATTAACTTTGTCTGCAAAGACAATTATATCAGCAATAGATAAATCGGTTATAGATAAGACAATCAATCAATCTATTTCTGATAGATTGGTGTCTGAGAATTTGGTGGATAAATCTATTATAAACGAATCACTTGTAGACAAGGTAGTCAGTCGTCTTGCCATTGACACTTCACATGCTTCGGATAAATTAATAAACAAGTCCTACATAAAAGAAATTATTGACAGGTCATCATCTGATGAGGTCTTGCATAGTTTAAAATCTGAAGTTGGTAGAACGTATATTGACAAGGCAATTAGTAAGTTAATTGAAGAAAGAATTGTGGAAAGAACTTTAATTCAGAATGCTGATTCCCAGCGAGACAAATTAATTTTATCTTCTGATAGTTATTATAAATTGGATTCAAAAAATGTAGACTTTATGAAAAGTCTATTACAGTCAACTGTTAAAATAACTGAAATAGATAAATCAAGAGAATCAATCAAAGAAATTATTGCTGAATCAAATATAAAAGATTTAAAGGAATCTGTTTCAAAATCGAAAGATAAAACTGTTATTGAGAAGTCAATTAGTTTTGTAAAGAATATTGCGAAAACAGTTCAAAAAATTATTCCTACTATTAATCCTCAACCAGTTATGGTTATGAGTCCTATAGTTATTAGGGATGCAATATCTAAAACAGAATCGTTTACAAAATTAAAATCGAAGCAATTGAAGAATATGCATATTGCTTCTAATTTTATAAAAATGGTTGAGTCAAGAACTAGTCAAACCATACAACAACTCGCCAGTGGTGGTTCCATTCTTGGGTCTTCCCCACATAGCAGGGCCGATAACATTATCATCAACGCCACTGCTGGCGAGTTTATGCAACCTGTAGATGTAGTTAAGTACTATACTAGTAAAGGTATGGAAGCGATAAGGCAAAAAATTATTCCAAGAGAAGTAATTGCTCATTATGCAAATAATATACAACTTCCTAAACCCAATTATAGTCATGCGTTTGCACTAGGTGGCGAAATACCTAAGACGAGAGAAACATCTGATAGTGCAGCAGACAAGGCAGGAGATAAACAATTTAATATAGTCAACCTAATTGATCCTGCTGTATTCGGGCAGTACTTGGCTTCAAGCACTGGTGAGGATCAATTAATGAATGTTATAAGTGCAAATAAATTTTCGATTAAAGGAATATTAGGAAGCTAAGTATGGCAACTGATTTTATATTTGAACCTGATTGGGGTAAAAAAGTCACGGAGTTATATAAACTCCAAACAGCAATCAAAACCAATGAGAAGTTATACGAGCAGCGCAGACCTTTAGTTCCTGAATTTGTAAGGGAAGTAAAGGCTACATTTGTTGAAAAAGGATATATTGGGCAACGCTTGTTTTTCTTGTTGCAGTATATTAAAGATAAAGAAATTAATGTTCCAATTTATTCTGAGTTAATGACTGGTGGAGTATATAATGGCAATACTACAATAACAGTTAATGAGGTTATAACTTACTATTGGAACTTACAGAACCTTTGTAGTTATGTGATTATCATTAATTGGGTTGATGATAAGTTTGAAGTAAGAGGGTTGTCTTCAGTTAGCGGTAAAATATTAACCTTAACTGAAGCAATAGTTAATACTTATGCGAGTGTAAAGGCATGTACGATTTATCCGGTATTTGTAGGGATGCTTAAAGATACAAGTACAAAACATATATCGGATGATGTTTTTGAAGTTCAAGTAACTTTCGAGGAATTATAATGGCAAATGATATTGGTACAGATTTTGCCGATAAAGAAATGCTTCTAATTGAACCTGATTGGATAGAAGAAATTGGATCACGGTTTCAAGTAGAAAGGCGTTTGCTTGGGTATGGTTATACAGCAGTTGAGTTATCTTCTATAAACACAGATGCTCCAATTAATTTAGAGTTGAATTATCCAATACAAAATCATGAAAATAAATATGACTTAATTGATTTTTTTAATTCAAGAAAAGGAAAGTTAGAAAGTTTTTGGTATGTTCATCCAGCAAGATTTTTTACTTTACAGAGTGACTATACTGCTAATGATGCTTATATAACTTGCGTTAGAAATTATAGTCACTTGTGGACTCAGGGATTAGCTTCTCAATATGATTGGGGCATTTATATAAAAATGCGTAACGGAGATTTAATCACTCGTAAGGTTACAGGAATAACTGATAGTGCGGTGCCTAGTGCATCATATGTTTTCCTTGATGAAGTCATTCCAAGAAATATAAATCAAACGAACCACTACCTAATAGGAAAGATGTTGGTTGGTCGTTTTGATCATGATGATTTAAATTTGCAAATGGAGTCAAATACTCAAGGAGTAGCAAATATAAAATTACAAGAAAATTATCGTGAATATCAGAGTTGGAGTGCATCATCTTTTAGTCAATCAAGTGCATCGAGTGAGTCAATATAATGGCAAATGATATATCTACATCTTTTAATGATAGACAAATGTTTATAACCCAACCTGATTGGGGCAAAGACATTACCTCTAATATTGATGTTCAAAGACGTATATTGCAAAATATGGGTGGAGTCAAAATTATCTCTGAGATTAATACTGATACACCAATAACTGCAAGTGGTGACTTCACTTTGTCTGATAGAGAAAGTATTTATAACTTGCTTGAATTTTTTAATGCAAGGAAAGGTGGAACCGAGTCATTTTGGTTTCTGCATCCAGCAAGATTTTTTATTTTAAAGGAAAATTATTCCAGTGGTAATGGCTATATAGAGGTAGAAAGAAATTATGGTGACTTGTGGACTCAAGCACTACCTAGTCAATATGACTGGGGTATTTATATCTATATGCATAATGGAGATTTAATATGTCGGAAAGTAACAGGGATTACGGATGAAACAGATAGGAGTTATGTTTATTTAGATGAAACAATTCCAAGAAATATAACTGCAGATAATCATTTTATTATAGGAAGAATTCTTACTAGTCGGTTTGACCAGAATCAATTATCGATTGATTTTAGTTCGCAAGGAATTGGAATTACTCCTTTAAGATTAAAAGAAAATTATAGAGAGTATGATGACTGGATTTCTATAGAAGGAAAAAGACAATGGCAATCAGTAAGGTGTGGAATCTACACTGCTGATTATCACTTTGGAAGCGTTATCATTCAGGATGGGTCGAATGGATATATACCTGGCAGTGGTTATTTTGTCAACATTGGTTCTGATGGTGTTTATTTTTACTACCCTTGGATTAAATTTGATAATATTAAAGTTCCTGCAGGAAGTACTATAACTAGATGTGATCTTGTTTTATGGACTCAGTATGTTCATCAGTCTAGAAATGCAACTCACCAAATGAGATTTGGTGCTGTAGATAATGCATATCAAATTAGTACTTATTCACAACTTTATAATTATCCCAAAACTTCAGCGTATTCAAATTGGTTATGGTATTCGACTGATGTTTGGCCTCAATATAGTTATCATGAAACAACAGATATTACTGCTGCTTTAGATGAAGTGATAAGTAGACCTGGTTGGATAAAAGGGAATAGTGTTATTTGGTTTAGTCGTGTTGTTCAAAGTGGAATTACATATAGATCGTTCTATAAGTCAAGCCCTACATACTATAGTAAATATAGACCATTATTAAGAATTGAGTGGGTATAAAAAATGACTGACGTATTAGAAAATGCACAACTCCAGGAAATGTATGGTGAACCTGAGTTGTATATTATAACTACAGGGTCTGAAATTAATAGATACACTTCATGGAAAGAAAGTGTAACTTCAAGTGGTTCTGTATTTACAAAAATACCAATTAAGAGAACTACTATTGCTTATGATGCAAGGCTTGGTGAAGTTAAGACAACTGTAAATGTTCCAGTAACTAAAGAATTTGTTGCTAATGCAGTTAATTTTCCGATAAGAAAAACAACTGTTCAGATTGCTAAAATTACAATAAATGAACCAAACGAAAGAACTTATATTTTTGATGGAGTCATTCGTAATGTTACTATAGATAAAGGAATTGCTCAAGCACATTGTTATGGTATGGATCAGTTGTCTACAATAGGCCCAAAAATTATTTATCAATCAAGTTGTAATTGGCAGGTGTTTGATACAGATTGTGGATTGAGTCAAGCGCCTTTTAAAGTTAATGCAAATATTGATAGTTTTAATGCAGAAGAATTAACTCTTTACTCCACTTCGTTCTCTGCAAAAGCGGCAGGGTGGTTTGTTCAGGGAAAAGCCTATTATATGAATGATTGGAGATTTATTACAGATCATGGAAGTGATTATATTCGGTTGCATTATCGTTTTTCAGATGCACTAGTAGTTGATACTGGAATAGATGTGTATCCTGGTTGTGATGGATTGCCAGCTACTTGTAAAACTAAATTTGGTAATTGGAATAAGTTTTGTGGAATGCCTTCTATACCAAGTAGAAATCCTGTAATTTGGGGATTTAAATAATGAAGAAGTATTTCGAGAATGATATTAACTATAAACGGTTTGAGAAAGTTATTAATTCTTGGATTGGAACACCTTATAAACACTTGACTCTAGTGAAGGGGCGTGGTGCTGATTGTGCTCTGTTTATTGGTGGAGTCATGCGAGATTGTGGAATCATTAAAAAAGTTACTTATGATTACTATCCTAGAAATTGGCATATACATACAAAAACAGAATATGTAGTTGATGGATTTGATCGGCATATAGCAGAACATGCAATAGAATCTATTTCTGTTCAAAAGTGTACACCTGAAGTTAAACTTTATCGAGGGGATGTTTTGACTTTTACTATGAGAGATAATGGTATCAGTAATCATGCAGCATATTATATGGAAGGTGGGTTCTTAATTCATTCTATGCAAAGGATTGGTGTGCATAAGATTACGATGCCTTCGTTTTTTACTGATCATATAACTAATATTTTTAGATTAATGGAGAAGTAAATGGGCTGGGGATATTTTATAGCATATGCAATTATAGCAATCGCTTCAATTGCCACGTATTTTCTGACTAAGCCTGGAACTCCAGAAAATGCAGATATGGATCCTAATAGTATTGATGCTTTTAATATAACACTAGCTCAGGAAGGGACTGTAGTTCCTCTTTTGTTCGGCATAGTTAGAAGCAATACAAATTTACTTTATTATGGGAATTTAACTACTGTTGCATTGACTGAGGAAGTGGAAACTGGAAAAGGTGGCGGTGGTGGAGGTGGTAGTGAAACTGTAACTACTGGATATAGATATTATCTTGACCTTCATCATGGAATAGGAATAGGAATTATAAATATTGTAGGAATGTATTTTAATGATAAACCTATGACTCTTGATGCTGCTCCTGCTGATCCATTTGCATATACTTCAACTTGGATAACTCGATATGTTTCATTATCTGGATCAGTAATGCCAGCAACATATATATATCACAATCCTGGATGTAGTATTATAGCACCAACATATTCAGCTAACTCTCCAGCTATGCAACCTGTAAGTCATGTATGGATGAGTCAAATATGGGTAGGTGATAATGTAAATAATGCTCCGACTTTTCATATGATTACAGATAAATATTTTCCTGCTAGTCATCCATTAAGTCTTCCAAGACACGCAACGTATGGTAGTAATATTGCATCTGTAATTTATGAAATATTATTAGCATCTGGTTCAACTGCAAGTGATATAGATGAAACCACATTTGAAGCAGCAGCTCTTGCCTTTGATTTTAGAGATTACTATATTAGTTTGGCGATAACTAGTCAAGGTGAGTGGAGATCACATATAAAGAAAATAATTAGCAATTATGTAGATGCAACACTTAGAAAAAATTGGACAACAGGGAAGTATGAATTAATTGCTCATGATAATTATGTAGATGCAGATTATGGTTTTACTCAGCAAGATTTTGTAGAATTTTCTTTTACTAGACCTGGCTGGGATGACACTTGGAATGACTTAAGAGCAAATTATACAGATAGAAGTCAACAGTATACGAGAAGAACTATTCGGGCATATAACTCAGCAAGTATTCAAATGCTTGGTTATTCACGGCAAAAGACCATTGACTTAACTGCTTTTAATGACATAACGATTGCTTCTAAAAGGTTGTGGGAATTACTTAAAAGATATTCTTATCCTACCGCAACGATAAAATTCAAAACTGGCTTGTGGGGTGCAAGAGCTCCAGGTCCAGGTGAATTGATAGGAATTATTCATGAAAAATATGGAATTAATGGATCAACATTTAGAATTCTTGATAAACGATTAAGCGAAGAAGATCAAAATTATATTGATTGGATTTGTGAAGAAGATATTAACAATACTTTTACTTTGAGTTATCAACAGGGTGGCGCACCTGAATGGGTGCCTCCAGATTATGAAGCAGAACCACTTGTGTATCAAGCGGCATTTGAGTTGCCTTATAATTCAACTACTTTAGATGCAAAGGGGTTTCTATGTCTTGCTGCAAGAGTGGGTCAGGAAATTGCTTTTAGTGTTCAATATTCAATTGATGCAGTTGATTATACTTCTGCATTAATTGCTACACAGTGGGCTATGTATGGTACACTTGATGAAATATATGATGATGAAACAGAAGAAATAGATGACGATATAGGTATTTTATTTACTCCTTATAATGAGGATAATGCACCCTCATTTGGAAATATAAGCAGAACGGAATTATATAATTTAGATAGAGTCATTGTTTGTGGAAATGAATTAATGGCATTTCAGACAATGACTCCTGAGGGTGGAAGTTCTTATAGATTAACAGGAGTCATTCGTGGTGTTTATAATACACCAATTGAGGAACATGCTTCTAGTGCTCCAATTTGGATTACTGCAATAAATGCTGGCAATGTTATTACTGTTGCACAGACAAATTTTTATTTGAAGTACTTGCCTCAAAGTGTGTCTGGTGGTGTTGTAGATATTGGTGATGCAACTCAAATTGATGTAACTGGTTCTGGCAAAGCAGCAAAACCATATAATCCTGGTAGTATTAAGGCAACTCGGACAGGAACATCAGTTCAGTTTGATTGGCTCCCTGTCAATAGAGTTGCTGATGGGTCAGGGACACAAACACCTGATAGTAATTCTGATTCTACTAATTTATACGAGGGCGATTTTTACTTTGATGCAAGTGTTGGAGCACATGATCAGTATGTGGATGGAATGACTTTAACTATAACTCAGGCAGGTGCTTTTACTGTAACGATTAAAAATAGGGTAAACAATGTCTTATCTGATGGAGCTACAATTTCAGTTGGTGCGACTGATGGAGAATACATTGGGCCAGTAATTACTTACACTTAGGAATAGCAATGCCTAAACGATCTGAATCATTATTAGAGAAATTAAAACTTGGTCAGCAGGGCTGGAATGAAGTACTATCCAGAAATGCCCAAAGACTAAATGATATTTTACTTAAAGTTGATGGTCTTTTAGATGTAGACCTTACAGGTCTTGCAACTGGTGATGTTCTATGGTGGAATGCTA